TTAAAAATTATCAAAATATTGTGGAAAATTAATATTGTGTATCATTAACTCATGTACCCCTTCTAACGATAATCTGCCAAAGAAATTGTTATCTTCGTAATCAACCATAGATGCTTTGTTAATAATCTTTTTCCCTTCATCTACACTTATCTGACGTGGCTTGGTGTGAATAAAAGTCATACCATTAAAAGAATCAATCCAAATCTTCCCAGGAGTTTCATCTATTATTTTTTTTGCTTCTTCTTTACTAACATACATTATGCTCTAACCTCCTCTAATCTATATTCCGTTCCAAAAAACAAACCATTAAAACATGTTTGATCAACCATTTTTCTATCTTCTTTTTTTATGACCGTACCAAGTTTCTCTGTCACTTCTGTTTTAGAAATAGTAATTATTTGTTCTCCCATTACCATCGAATACAACTGTAATCCATTTTCTCCATTTGCTTCAAGACATCCGTGAACTGGCATATTTGTCTTTTTTATTTTACTTGTCAAAGGCATCACCGTAATAATTGTTGCATGTTTTGTTCCGATTGGGTTCGATACGATCACATATGGACGTTCTTTGACTTGTACTGATCCTTCGCCTCGATATTTGATTTTTGCTTTAACAATATCATATCTTTGTAACTCCATATGTACGTTCCTCCTCTCTTACTTTATGTACTTGTGGACTACCTTTGATATTCCATATATTACAGTAATTTCTATAATATGTCAATACCTATAATATTGATTTATATAATATAATTTGCTATTATACAAATAAATATTATAGAGGTGTTTACATGATGATATTAAATATACAAAAAATACTAGATTCACAAGACAAAACTAAATACTGGCTTTCTAAACAAACAGGAATTGACAATACCAGTATTGGTAAAATTTGCAATGGAGAAACCAAAAACATACGTCTTGAAACTATGGAAAAAATCTGTAAAGCATTAAATTGTACTCCAAACGATTTAATTGAAACAGATGATCCACAGTTAAAACGCCTTATTGCTTACAAACGAGCATTTAGTAAATTAGAGGATGATACTGAATAGTATCGTCCTCTACATATTTATAATACTCTTAACTCATTTGCCATATTAATTGCAGCTTGATACTTGTCCACATCATCAGTGAGCATACGAATAATTTTGCCAAAATCATCCGATTTCAATGAGATGACTGGCATATTCTTAACTATCTCGTCTCCCTTGCCGGCTAATACATTATGAATAAATTCACCATGATCATTAATTAACTGTCTGTTTTTCTCTTCTGTTAATCCAATATAGTTCATTGTTGTCTGAATGTCTGTATGATTAAATAGCTTCTGCAATGATAATAAACAATCAGGATCGAACGGATGCGTTTTGTGTATCCAGTAGCCGAAGCTTTTACGGAGGCTGTGACTCGACACTTGATATTGAATGCCAACATCTTCAACTGCTTTTTTTAGTTTCTTTCTATAATCATCTGTTTGCCACTTTACAATGTCATTATATTCAACTTCATAATAGAGATAATCTCCTAATGATGAATATTTCTTCTGTTTATGAAAAGCATTGAATATTTTTTCTTTTCTATTATCAGAAAAGTCTTTATTTAATGCCATACACCAAGAATCAATGCTATTTATAGAATAAACACTCCACTCCGTTCTATTAATCCAATCTGTCTTAGGTTGATAACTGAAAATATATTCATTGTAATGCTCCATTGGATTGATTTTGACATGCGATAAATAATTATCAACCGCTTCCCAGACCATATTACTTACAGGAAGATTTGTAACTTTACCTGTTTTCTGTTCTTCGATAGTATCAATCTCATCTTTACGATTTCCGTTCTCATAATACAGGTCTGACCACTTCATCATAACCGTATCACCAATTCGTCTTCCAAGCAGTAATTCAAGCAATGTAATTAAATATCCATCCCACTCTTCATTTTTCTCAAACCACTCAACAACATTCTTGATATCTTCCATATTCCAGAATGGCTGTACTTCTGTTTTTCCTTTTTTCTTTGTTGCATAATCTCTTGTCTGTGCCATGTTATTCACCTTCCTTTATATAATCCGCTATAGCCTGTGCTATTACTTTTGCGACTTTCTTTTTCTTCAATGATTTATAAATAGATTCTGTATTCCAAAAAATATCATTAAAACCCGCCAACTCTCCACCACAGTTCCAATTAGGTATAGAAAAGAAACCACCATTAATATATTTTCCAAATATAACACTGTAATAGTTTCCATCATGAATAATTCCAATATGATGTGTGTCTGATATACAAGAATCTCCAATATAATCAATTTTATATTCCATAGAATCACCCTACCTTTCTATCTTTATTATTATCCACTTTGTCTGTATAATAACGTGATCTAATTCTTTGAGCATAATCCAACGTTTCCAAATAATCATCACACCAACGAATCTCTACGTTCTTTATAATTGATCCGTTGCAGCCTTCATTAAAACATGTTAGATCTTTGATATGTTTCTTCTTACGTTGATTTCCACCTCTCTGTATACCAGATCCAAGCCGATTTATTTTCATACAATGTAAACAAATAAATTGGCTACTGCGTTTTGGATTTCCCATGTTCATTTCCATTCACCTCATTTTGTGCAATAAAAAAGAAGCAGGTTAACTCTGCTTCTAATGTTCATTCCTATATTTAATTCATTTTTAATAAGAAAGCAATTTTTCATTTTATTTCTTAATTAAAAACCTATCAGCTTCATCATATCCCAAAAAACATGCATGAGAACTATCTTCCGTATAAACCGTTATCCCAGTTTCGTCTTGATCTAAAAAATACCAATATCCTTCTTTAAAGATGTAATCTGTTCCATCGTTTGCATTAGTATCTTTCTTCATTTGTATCATATAGCTTTTTGCAATACTTCTTAGCAATTCGATATCAGTTATATTATCTAAATCCATTTAATCACCTCGTTCTACTTTCGCAGGAAATCGTCATTTCATCTTTGATAAACAATCTGGGCAAGTGTTTCCATATTCTTTTGTCCATCGCCAATCATTCGTAGCATTTTTTAGCCATTTTACGCTTTTACTATTATGATAATCTCGATTTATAATACCACCACAACAGCCACAAGCTACTTCCATATAGATAATGGCTTTTCTCATTTATATCACCTCTTATCTCTCAGTTACAATTAAATTCTCTATATCGTACCTGCAATCAATCCAATGTTCATATAATCCAATGTTTTCATCTGTTGGCTTTCTTGTTGCTGATGAAATATAATTATCAAATTTAATGATTGCATTATACATTTTCTCAAGGTCTTCTTTTGTAATCTCGTCAGTACTTCTAAATTCTCTCACTATATCACCTCTTCCAATCTTTCGAGTAAATCATTCATTCCTAGTATTCTAACATCTCTTCCAGATCTCTTTCTTTGTATTCAATATTTTCTATTTCCAATCTAATTCTTTCTAACTCATGGTTATAAAATTTTTTTTCTTTGTCACTTTTTGCTGACTTAAACATATCATAAGCAAATTTTTCTTGTATACATAATGCGTTTAAACGTGATTTTTCACAATTCTTAATTTTATTTTCCATTTTTCTACCTCCAATCATCGCAAGAAAGTTAAATTTCCTTGTATCCTAAAACTTTTAGACAATGTACAAATCCGTCAATCTCATTTTCTTGAATCATTTCTTTTTGTTCATATCCATCATCATTGATATGAACTGCGTAATAATCGCAAATTTTCATTCCGACATAGAAAGTTTTGTCCATATCAACTGCTCCTTCCATAGTAAACTTAGATTTTATGGGCTTTTACATAATCCCAAGTCACAATTTCTGGAATTTCATTACATTTAAAAATTGTGACATTTTTGCACCATTGTCCAATCAATTCATTTGCCTTGATTTTACATTTCTTTAAATCATTTCCGAAGTCACTTATAATCCACGGTTCTATCTTAGAAAATCCATTGTCATTTTTATCGTTATAAGCAACCGAATATATTTCATTTTTCATAGCTGTATTCTCCATTCCATTTTTGAAACTTAAATTTCTTAGTCATTAAATAAGTAATCTCTTGCATATTCATCACCAAATTTGTTATACATCCATTTTCTATAATCTGGCGTACAATTACCTGAATGGTGATATACTTTGACATCATAATCTGTAATTTCATAATCATCATCAATGATAATAGTTGCATTCGGGTCTTCTTTTAGTCTCTCTTCTTCAATTTCAGGAATCTCTACATATCCCTCAAGCCCAATAGAACGTTCATCTCTTGTAATATTTAGTTCATTGATTTTTCCGTCTGAATCAATAAATAAGCCATATACTTCTCTTAATTCTTCATCAGTTAATCTATTTGCATATTTCATAAAATAATTCCTTTCTGTTTCAAAAGAAAACTTGGTTTACTTGGCTTTTACACTCCAAATAATTCCTTATTTACTCTCGGTTCATATTTTCTGTGTTCCATTCCTACAATGCTCTTTTCAAGATTTTCCATATTCGTACTTCTTATAGAAGTTCCTAATGACAAGTTAATCTTTTCAAGTTCATCCTTGTATGACCTTCTCTGAATTCGTGCATCGTGTAACATTTTATATAGTTTGTAACCCTGAGAAGCATTCAATGTATAGAATTCGGCAGCATGTTCAATGTCAACAATTTCCAAGTCTATATTATGTACCATTTCCATTAGATATAATCTTCTCTCTTCGATTTCCTTTGTAAATGTAGAAATCTCTTTGACTTTATCAAGAATATCATACTCTAATTCAATAGGCTTCGCAACTGGATTTAAAACCTTGTTCTCTTGAGATACATATTTTACCTCTAAATGATATTTCTTTACTTGCTTATTAGTTTGACAATATTTTTTACAAACATTATTTGCCTTGTCAATTTTCTGCCACTTAAAAGCTTCTTCTTCACTATGTACAATCGAAAATCCATTCTTTATATCCTGCGCTAAATAATTATCATTATTGCATATGATATATGGCATATTCATCACTCCAATCTTTATATAAACTACTTTCTTTGAACTGGAAAGTATAAGACAGTTTCCATCACATATACAGCGTGGATATTATGTAATTATTTTGATATTCTCTTTGCTCTTAGCTTTTCTAAATCTCTGATTCCTTTGGGTTTAATTTCTGGTGTAGTCTGTTGAAACATTTCTGTTGGTGACTGGTCATATGCCTCACACATTGCACAGAACGTCTTGATAACATTTTCCCATTCGCTTTCGTCTACCCACTGAATAAATGGTTTACCACCTCTCTGTTTTAAACAGATTCCATATTTATACTGAAGGTTTTTATAAAGTTCATTCCACATGTTTCCAAATGGAATCCCTGTCACAGCAGCTAACTGTCTAACACCTGCATTTAATTTCTTTCTATCAGACCATGAAAGAATCTCACCTGCTAATGCTTTATTATCATTCTGTAACTTTTCAATATGCCTGTTTTTGAATGCCACAAGATTCGCTGATGCTATTGCAACTGCATTCGCATCTCCACTTGCTACAGCCATTCCAACACTAAGCATTAACTTCTGCTCTTCTTCAATATCTTCTGTTTTGGTTTCCGTTGAAGTTTTTTCTTCTATATTAAGAAGCTGTGTTCTGACTTCTTTTGCGACATCTGAATCTCTAAGTAACATTCCAACTCTAAGAATCGCTCTACGAGGAAATACTTTCGTTCCTCTCGTTGGGTAATCATATGTATTTCCATTTTCAAAGGTAAATGTTACTTTTCCCTTTGAAGTTTTCAATCCGACATAATGTAGGTTTGAAAGATCTGTATACTTTTTAGCACACATACCATCTGATTCCAATTCTTCCAAATGTCTTACACATACTTTTTCAATTGCCTTCTCGTCCACTTCATAGAATGAAGCAACTTGTTTCTGTGTTGCAATTTCTTCGCCTGGTAAAAGAAGTAATTCCTTTACTTTATCCAATACTTCATATCTTCCAACACACTTATCTCTAAGTTGTCTATCATCAAGTAATGGATTTTCTGTTTCTTTCTGTTCTTTTGTTAATCGCATATCGTATCTTCCTTTCTTAATAAATTTGTTGATAGCCTTCTAATGTTTATTCTCCATTTTGCTCGCAGACTATCGAGAGTATTCCAACTCCATCACGACAGCTTTTACAGATAGCCAATCTGCTATTCAGTTTTCAAGGTACGCAATTTTTGTTTGGAAAATGTGGCTTGAATAAGTCCAGAAAATACGATATAATATGTAATGACTAGGACTTAGGTTCAAGTTGTGATTGAGTGTAGCGAAACTTTCTCAGGGTGTACGCTGCACTCTTTTATTTTCCATTATTAGCAGAATACTCCATTGTAAAGGTAAACTTACCTTCGACATAGCCTTGCATAAATCTTTCCAATACAATGTTGATTGGAAGACTTTCTTCTTTGCATTTGTCTTTAAATTTTTGAAGTATTTCTGTATCAATGGAAGTATTAAATGCTTTTCTCATTGTTTGATACCTCCTTTGATATTGTCATTATATGATATAAATATTGTTGTTGTCAACATATTTATGAGATTTTCCAACAAAAATAACCGCCAGTATTTTACTACTAGCGGTTTTCGTTTGCTTGCATACCATATATAGTTGTTTATGTACTATTTAACCACAATATATTGATTGGATTTTCCAATGAAACTATTATTTACTTGTTTCCATTTTACACGATATGATCTTACAACTCAATCACTTTGTAAAACAGTAAATCTTAGTTTCATCAGTCATAATCGTAGTCGTTATAGTCACAATCTACACAAAATGTACAACTGATGCCTGCTCCAAAATTTGTAACCAAAATACCACCACACTCAGGGCATTTTCCGTTGTTCGGATATATATCTTCTGTAAATCCTTCGGTTTTCCCTAACTTTATTTCATTTTTCCTTTTATGCTTCATAAATACTCCTTTCCCAAGTAAATGCAAATTTCTTAGTTACCTAATTCATTTTTATATTTCTCTTTTGCCTCCAGTATGGTTCTTCTAAGTTCTTCTATGCCTTCAATGTTATTGGAACACATAATATATGCGTTTTCCATCATATTTATGGCATGTACTGTACTACTGCTAAACCCAAACAAAACAGAGTTTTTATACTCTTGTATTGCTGTCTTTATAACTAACTCTTTATGTGTATCTCTCATACAATGACCTTCCTTTCCAAGGAAACACGCATTTACAGCTCCTTCATAACTTCATTTCTCATTTCTTCTAATAATCCTGGGAATGTTTCTTCAAATGAATCTTCTTCTGATGAATCCCATGACATTTCACTAACTCCAATATGCCATGCTGATTCAAATATCAATTTGTCTTTCTCTTTTGAAAAATTTACTGATATCTCGTGTCCAAACCGTAACAATCCATTGCTTGTGCTTTTATCAACAAAGACATGAATACATTCTTTACCTTTATACTGTATATGTTCAATTTTCATATAATCGTCTCCTTATGAAATATCCATTTATTATGCAACTTTATATTCTCTGTTCCACTTCCGTTCTGTTTCGATAATTCTGTTGAACTCTCTTTCCGGCATGACACAAGCTGATTCATTCATCATTACAGTTATCATGATCTCTCCGCAGCATTCAAATTTTCCAACAATTTTATATGTATTCATAATTATATTCTCCGTTTCTTCCATCATAAAAGCCACCAGAAATTAATCTGATGGCTTAACTAACATACTTCATTATTTAGTTTTCATTTTCTTTATTACTATTTACATAATATCCATTTGACAAACGCTTATTAAATTCCTTTTTACTAATTTTTGTGCTATCCAAATATGCCTGTCTCATATCTGTGCCAGGCGCAGTAGGTTTTATATTCGCCTCACTGATAATTTTGCAAATTAAATAACCCAATCCAATAAAAATTAATAATACGCTCATAATCAATACCTCCATTTTTTATTAATATTATCATAATCATGCATATTTTACAATCTTATTTTCCATAATAAATCATTTGATTTGCACCTGTAATAAAGTCACTAATTTCCTTACCTCCAATCAAATAATTTCCATCAACATCATAAATGTATGGTTTAAAATATTCCTTACAAGTGTTTACTCGTTGATATGCATCTTTATTATCAAATAACCAATTTATAATTACTTTCATTAATTCCATTCTATTTTGTTCTGACATATGTATTACCTCCTAACTAAATATATTTTACTGTAATTTTCTAAATGTGACACATTCATTTCCCTTATATTCAATATAGTATAATAAATTTTTATATTTAATAATTAAATATCTTATTAAATAATTTGTTTCTTGGTTACGATATTCCTTTGAAATAATAACTTTTTCCATTATTCAAAACTTCTTCTAATAACGGTTCTTTGTCTATTTCATCTAACATATTAGAAATACCACTTTTGTTATTTCCCCAATAATTAAAAATACTTGCTTCTGAGTGGTTTTCTAAAATATCAGATACCATTTCTTTTACTTCTGTTTCTAATTTTGTAATTTTATCTGCCACAATACCATCTAAACCAGAAATTTTATCTAGTTCCTGATTTATTCTCATAATTCCTGCCGTTACTTTACTCATACTGCACCTCTCTTATCTTGAAATTTCCGTTTCCTATGCTTTCTTTTCAAGATAATACTTAACAATTTTCTTGAAATCTTTATTACTTGCATAAGCAACTCTAGGCTTACTTCCATCAATGTTAAATTCCGTTACACTTAAAATCGCATAGCCTTGTACCGTTAATGTGGCAAGATATACAAGTAAATTTAATTTGTATCCAAGACTGTCAAGCTGAATTTCTTTTCTTAACTTCTGTACTTCTTCATCATAATTGTCATCTACTTCAATGATGTGTGCAGAAGCATATGTATTAACTTTATATAATCTATTGTTGATTTTTCTTACCATATTATTTCCTCGCTTTCACAGTAAATCATCGTTTCTTTATCAAATAAATTCAAATAATTCGTGTTCACATGGAATATCTCTTTCAAGCGTTTCTCACAAAGCAACCAACGCTAAGTTCTGCTTCTCTTCTTTTCCTCTGATCAATTCTATATGAAAATAAACAAGAATTTTTGATAATGGCATCATAAAAAGTTTTTTCAATATTATATGCATTCGGTTTATCTGTTTTAATCCACCATAAAAAGCAATCAATATTCTTTTCGAGAATGTCGGCAAATACCGGATTATTGAACCCATTAAAACGAAAAATTTCCACGTTTTCAGAATCCAAAATAGAAACCATTGTATAGCACTTTTGTTCACGGTTCGAGCCGTCATAAGTCCATCTATAAATTGCTTCTATTGCATTTACTGTATATCCGTATGCACTGTATATTGGTTTTTCCGTTGCGTTTTTATTATCAATAATCATTGTTTTATATTCCCTTCTTTATAAAATACCTACGGCAGACAGCACATGCTGTATTGTATTTTTTCGCTTGCTACGTGCGTTATAACGCTTTTCTAAGCGTTCTAAGCTGTACAGAAAATCTTCTGCTTCTGGTCTGGAATCTATAATTTCCATTCCGTTATAAGCTTTAATTATGTAATATTTTTCCATTGGTCAAACCTCCTGCATAATGATTTCTTTCAACGTTCTACTTGTTAAGTAATGATTTATATTTCCACTTTTGCAATCTACTTTGTATATATAGAAAAAATCTTTTCCGATCTCAATTTGTAAAAATTCATCAACTTCTTTACAAATTGAAATAATACTCTTCATTTTGTGAAAATTATTCTCTAACAAATTTTTAAGAATAATTTTTTCGCACTTGTGATCTGAAATAAACGTTTTTAGGCTTTTAATATTGTCCATTCTTTCTACTATCATAATTTTCCTCCATATGTTTTATTCTCTGTTTATGAGCTTAAAATACCTCTATAGCTTCATTATTATCTAAGAATATATAAGTTCCTTCGATACCTAAGTCACGTCCAAACTCTTCATAATCAAAGTATCTAGCCACGTTGTTAGGTACATTGTTCAAATACTCACATTCTTCTACAACCTGATATGCTATGTCGGTCATATCGTCACAATCGCTATATATTCTATAATCGCCATTGTTTACCTTTTCAATAGCTTCATCCAGTGTATAGCCTAACTCTGACATTAAAGCCTTTACAACCTTGCTTTCTTCTTCGTCCAGTTCTTCGATCCTTTCGGCTATCTCGTTTAATGTATCTAAGTTCTCATACTCTCCGATCTGGTAAAAGTCACATTCATAATCAGTTATGAAATACTCTTCGTATTCCTTGCCATCAATGCCGATACGCTCAAACACTTCTTTTAATTCTTCCTGTGATACTGGTAACTCTACCCACTCACCAACTAATTGACCTTCGTTGTACTTTCCTAAGTTTGTCAAATAAATTTTCATCATAATATTTTTCCTCCATTTTATATATGACATATTTTTTCTAGTAATTCTGATTTTGTGTATAGCTTATGAGACTTTTTAAAGTCCTCAAAACTGGTTTCTTTACTCCAATTTTTATTAGAACTATTGGCAGATTCATAATAAAATGTTTCTTGTTCATATAAAATATGAAGCAACTCCTCTCTTTTCATTTTTCTAAGCTCTCTTTTTGTGTAATCAAAACAATTTTTCATAATGCATCTTCCTTCCTTTTATATTTTTATTACTTATCCATACTTTTAACCGTGGCTTTTCAATGATATCCGTATGTTTGCTATGTCCTGCTTGACAGTGGTTTACTCTTCCGTATATGTTTGATCCTCTATCAATTAAGAATATGGTAAATAATAAAATAGAAGCAGCTAATTGAGTTGCTTCTACAGGTGTGTTAAATTTCTATATGTATTTCTATGCCGTATTGTATGCGTAAACTTAATCATAAGGCTTATTTTTGTAATGCTTATGTTGTCGCTTGGAACGGCTTCTATATATTCTTAAGTGTCTACTTTTTCAAGTTAGGCTAACAGTGTCTAGGTTGTATGCTCTGACCATACACTAGAATATATTCAAGCTGTTAATCTTTTTCGCTTCACTTCTTCCCTATAGAATGGGAAGGTACTGTATGCCTACACTTTTTTATGCTAATTTGCGTTGTTAGCGATCAACTGCTTATTTCGTTGTTGATCGGTTATGTTTACTTGTTCTCTGTTTCAAAAACTTTTTTAGGGAATTTAAAGTCTGACTTGACTTTTTTTAAGAAATGTTTTACACTCAACTTGTTCAAGGGTGAGTGTGTAAACTTACGTTTACCATTTCCAAAATCCCAGTTTTTGATTTTTCAAGGACTGGGATCTTTTTATTTCTTTTCCCTTTCCTTGATTATATATTAGCATATCCGTAAGGATTTGTCAACATTTTTTATCAACTTTTTTAAAGTTTTTTAGTTGTTATATTATCAATTTCAAAACCGATAATATTTAAAATTTTGTTTGCATCATCAATAGAAAATTGCTTTTTATTAAGCATATGATCTAATGCTTGTCTACTTATTCCCAGTTTATCAGATATAAAAGTTTTATTGATACCGTTTTGTTTTATGATCTGATTTACTAAATTACTAAGATCTTTATTTGTCATATTACCACCTTTTAATAAGGTGTAGAGCCTTAATAATTCAATAAAGACTTTACACCTTTAGTTACTTATTTAATCTTGTAAACTTGTTTTAATATCGTCAATCTCTTTTAGATATTCTTTTTCAAGCTTTTCATACTCTTTGTTTTGGAGTAATTCAAGTTTTCTCTCAAGTTCTGTTAAATGCTTACGCAATTCATACTTAAATTGTATATCAGTTGGCATATACTCATCACTCACTTTCATATTTTCACCACCTTTTCAGATGGTATTATATCATAGTGTAAAGTCTTTATTCAATTATCAATGTGCTTTTGTTTAGACAATTTAAGTTAAGCCTTTGCTTTTCAACCTGCTTTTCAGCCGACCGGTAAAGCTATTAGTCAGGCATCGACCACCAATTTCACTAACAACTTTTAAATTGTCTAAACACGAATGGAAATAGAACGCTTGTTTGTGTGTTTTGTTTGTATCTCTTTTTGATATAATTATAATACCATAGGTACGTACTTATGTAAAGGTACGTACTTTGTGGATCTTGCACAATAAAATACCATGTGTACGTGTGGTACGTACTATATTATTGATATTGCACAATTAGTACGTACTTTTTCGTTGTTTGGTACGTACTTTTTATACATATTGCACAATAGACAAAGACAGATAAAAATGATAAAATTTGTAATTAGATGAATTTTGAATAGATATTTGTGCAGATTGTATATAATTGGAGTGTTTGAGCATGGAAGAAAAGAAGAAATCAAAAAGCGGAATTGATTATAAAAATGGTAAATGGAGACCAAACATATTTTTACCAAAAGATCAAAAAGAAACCATAGACAAATGGTTGCATGAAAATGGATATGATACAGTTAATGTATATTTGTTGGAATGCTTGCGAAAAGATGGAGTTATAGAGTAATCGCTTTATTACACTATGAAAATACAGTTCAAGTCCGATTTTTTGTATTGTGTTTATCCAGATTTTCAGATGGTACAAGTTATAAGTTATGGTTATAATTAGAATAGTTTTATAAGTTGCGGTTATGTGTATTGCTGCAATTTGATGTACGTGTAAGAAAGACAAATTATGTGTTTTGTGCGTGTGTGACGGATAATGTGTTAAATGTGTTTGCATGAGAAAGACATTGCGTATGTGAGTCACGGACAGATTGGATCTGAATGTGTCTTTGTGTAGCGGACAATAGTTGTATTTTGTCTTTGTCAGAAAGACATATATCGAACGCCTATATATCATATCACTACTGTCATAGTCAGAAACCATATATAGTATTAAAAGCTAAGTCTTGTCATATCAATATTAAAACCCACGGAAAAATAGAGAAATACCGTAAAAATAATTATAAAATCCTTGATTTACTAGGGATATAGGGGGTATGTTTACATTCTAAAATAGATCCGGCTGCACAAAACATGGGGTATCTGTTCCACTCACACCCCAACTTAAATTTTTCAAAATTACCACACAATTTCAAAAAATCTCTCAAATCGAGTTCGAAACCGAGTTCGAGCGAATCTCTTAAAATTAACCATTTATAAATTTTCAGACAATTTAAAAACATCAAAAATCACCCATTTTTACCCATCCAAATCTCAAAAGTCCTTAAAAATCAAGCACTTCATCGAACTCGTATAAAAATCACAAAATTACATTCAAAAATTTTACTTTTTTCACTATTCCACATTAATAAAATTGCTTATAAATCAAACATTTTATTAATCTATATTTCTATTCTATCGAACCTGCTTTATCTACAAATAATATAACAATTAAAATTTATTATATCATTAACAAAACGCATAATACTAATAACAAAAAGAGAATACTATATCATAAAATATTACATATAAGGAGATCCAATAATGCAAAACAAAGATATTTATGATACAATAATAGAAAACCTTACGAAAGAATGGTATTCTTCTATGTCAGAAAACATATTAAATAATAATCCAAATTGGGAAGTCCCAAAATATTCAAAAAAGCAAATTGATAAAGCTGGTAAAACTATCGCAGCTATGTTTACCCAAACTGATACTAAAATATCAATAGAAGATTTTAATGAAGCAATTGATATTTTAAATAATTGGCGCTCATCTCACGCTTACCCATTAGAAGTAATTACAAATAATCTTAGAAGAAATAATTCAAATGCTATTGTTGTACAAAGATTAAAAAGATTAGATTCTATTATAGGTAAGATAGAACGTTTTCCTAATATGAGTTTATATAGAATGCAAGATCTTGGTGGTTGTAGAGTTATTGTAGATTCTATAGAAGATGTATACAGAAGTGTAAAAAAATTCAAAAATTCCAAAGTGCGCCATATTTTCAAACGAGAAAATGATTATATACAAAATCCTAAAGAATCTGGATATAGAAGTTATCATATGGTATATCAATTTCAAAGTGATGATAACGATACCTATAATAAGAACATTTTAATAGAAATTCAATTCAGAACCAAATTACAACACATATGGGCAACTGCTGTAGAAATGATGGGTATTTTTACAAAATCAAAATTAAAATCCAGTATTGGAGATGAAGATATATTAAGATTTTTTGTTCTTGTATCATCACTGTTTGCTCAACGTGAAGAAACACCAATATGTCCAAATACTTCCGATAATACTAAAGACATTATAAATGAAGTAAAAGAAATTAATAATAAATTACATTTAGTATCAAGAATAAGTGCTCTATCTGTTGCTATTAAACATACTAATGTTTCTCAAAAAATGAAAGGAAAAGGATATTATGTATTAATATTAAATTACGAAAAGAAGTTGCTTCGTGTAAAAGGGTTTTCAACAAAACAAATTGATTTAGCAACAAAAGCATATAATGAAATCGAATCAAAAAATGATAAAAATATTGATGTTGTTTTAGTGTCAGCATAATCATTTGATGATTTAAAAGAAGCCTATCCAAATTATTTTGCTGATATTAGTGAATTTGTAAATATTATGAACAAATTACTAAATTAAAAATTTGTTTTAATATGTTTATAAGGCATCTAAAATTAGATGCCTTATTTTAATTTTATTGCAAAACTACTTATCATTTAACACAAGCTTTAAACAACATCTACACAAGAATTTAAACAAGATCCATTTCACTCCTCCATCCAAACTCATCTCATACCCCAATCTCTAGCTTAAATCTCACAAAATCGACTCAAATTTCAATCAAAATACCTCCAACGATAAAATCCTTGCCTAAATATAAAACTTTCTTATTTTTCTATCAGGACAAATATAATCCCAATATAGGGGCTACCATAAAACCACACACAAAATCATCAAGACAGTAATTACACCATCTTATTTTTACGTAAAAATAGAATCAAACAGAGAATATATAACCATGAACCAATAAAATACATTCAACGAAAGGAATTAACACATGAACACATATTTAGTACCAACAACGGAAGAATTCGGAAATGTATACAAAAACATAATTGTAATTTATGCTGAATCAGAAAAAGAAGCGTATCAAAAAGCAATTTTTCAAAAAGGATTATCAGCACGTCATATTCAAGAATATACAGATAATCCTTATGAAACATTTTATAAAGAACTTAAGATTCCAGAAAAATTCTTTTCTATATCAAGAAAAAATGCTATACTAAAAGAAACTTTTCAGAAAGAAGGCATGGAATATATGGAACTTATAAAATTATATGATTATATGTATTGGGGAGATTATAATTCTCAAATTCAATCGCTTGCTGAAAAAGCTATAAAAGAGTCCTGGAATTTTGAAAATAAAAATGATAATGCAATTCTAAAAAATTATCTATTAAACACATTTTATCAATTACAGCGTGAACACAAAATCATTGAAACTGATGAATATTGTTTATTTAATACTGGTTTATTCACTGATCGTTATATACCAATTTATGCATATGGCGAATTAAATCAAAGATATTTAACTGATGATTCGGTACAAAAATGGTATTTTAAAGGATTTAAAGATGAATATGAATTAACATCTCTTGATGTTGATGCAGATTTTCCCGAAAGAGCAGATTATTTTCAGGATACTACTCTTCTAGTATTTGATTGGCATTGCAAGGTACATCCTAATTATAATCACATATTAGATGACTTAAATACATACAACAGATTACCAAACTGTATCAAAGAAAGTGAAAGACCATTAGAGGTATTAAAAGGTTATATTGATACTGCTATACAAAAAGTAACTGCCAATTATAAGTTAGCCATTCCGCACTATTATCAAGAAAAGATCCAATTAATGATTCCATTATGTTTTACAAAGGATGATAAACCAGATATTGCATTGGTTCTTGAAAAACGAAGAGGCAATCATTATCAAGCAAAAACATGTCTTACTATGGAAATGGCTTATATGGATGCAAGATTAATTGCAAAGCCAGAATCAGATTGGTTATGTGCTGATTATATTATTGAGGAAGAAACAGAAGAATAAAATACGCATTATATTATTAAAGGTAGATGAGAAATCATCTGCCTTTTATTTTTATGTGGAGAATATATAAGTATCAATATAGAAAGGAATAAAAAACCAAATGAACAAATATGAAATAGAGATACCAAAATATCTTAAACAGAGAGAAAGCAATATATCCAAAGCAAAGAAGAAATCAAAGCACAAACATCATTATGAAGAATGTCTAATCCAACACCCATTTTCATTTGCAGGAAAAACTAGCATACAGACACAATTATGCAGCTATTGTACTATCTGTGGAAAGATAGGTGATAGATTAAAAGATAGTATTGTAAAGGATTACAGACGTATAGTTGATACTCCTATTGGAAGATATTACTCAACAATACCAAGTGAAGAATTATATGAAAGGTATAATGATAAATTACCAGTATTCTTTGTAGAGGATATATGGAAAGATGAATATGTGAATTTGGAACAAGATGGTAAATAAATAGAGAATATATCTATATAAGGAACTCTTCTATTGCCTACGGCGTTGTTGGTCAATCGCTTCTTGCGAAGCTCATGCCCTTGTGTCCTGCTTACGCAGTCCACAAATAATTTTTAGAACTTTTAATACCTATTTTATAAGGGTAATAGCTCAAAACCCTTGATTTATAAGGCTTTTTTTTCAATTTTAGAACTTTTATAAAATTAGTATATTTTTACCAAAATTAATAAAATCCTTAATTTATAAGTAAAAAACCTTAGAACTTTTTTTAGAAAAGTGGTGTTAAAATTTTTTCAAGCCAAACGGCAGTTGAAGGGATTTTTATCATCAAGCGGAGAATATACGTATATAACAAACATTTAGAAAGGAGATTATATATTGGAATTTAATTGTAAAGTAAATATTGTAGATGCAATTATGGGTGCTGGTAAAACCCAATCCATAATGAATTATATCAATCAATCAGATGAAGATGAAAAATTTTTAGTAATTACCCCTTTTCTTGATGAGATTGATAGATATAGGAAATATTGTAGTTGTAAAAATTTTAAAGCTCCAACCTTTTTAAAAGATGATAAAGATGAAAAAGGCAGTAAATTTAACGATCTTAAACGACTTATTGGGAAAGGTGATAACATTGTATCAACTCATGCTCTATTTCAAAAATTTGATAATGAACTAATAGATTTATGTAGGGCACAAAATTACACACTGATAATGGACGAGGTTGCAAATGTAATAGAGGAATATACAATTACTAAGCAAGACTTTGAAATATTGAAAAACACTTATGTAGAAATTAATCCTAATACAAAGCAATTGGTATGGAAGGAAGAATATTCTGATTATCATGGAAAATTTGATAATGAAAAACGTTTGTGTGAATTGGGTAGTCTAGTATGTTATGGAGATAATTTAATGGTATGGCTTTTCCCAATAGAGACATTTAATTCATTTAGAAATATTTATATTCTTACATATTATTTTGATATACAAATGCAAAAATATTATTACGATTATTATGGAGTTCAATATATTTATTGGTCTGTTCAAGGCAATTCAATGGAAAACTATCATCTAATACCATATAACTCAAATATTAAATATACATCTTATGATTATAGTAAATTAATTCATATTTGTGAAAATGAAAAATTAAATATGATTGGTGATAGAGATTCTGATTTATCATTCTCATGGTATTCCCGAAACAAAAATAATGCCTCAATGAAAATATTAAAAAAGAATATATATAATTTTTTTCATAATGTAAGGAATACAAAATCTACTGATTATATTTGGACTACATTCAAAGAATATCAAACAATATTAAAAGGCAAAGGTTATACAAAAGGATATCTTCCTTGTAATTGTAGAGCCACCAATGAATATCGAGACAGAACTTCTGTAGCATATCTTATAAATCGTTACCTCAATCCATTTATTAAAAACTTTTTTACAATGAATCATATTAGCGTAGATGAAAATGGTTATGCCCTTTCGGAAATGCTTCAGTTTATATGGAGATCTGCAATTCGTGATGGTAAAGAAATTTGGATTTATATACCAAGCATACGAATGAGGAATTTACTTAAACAATGGATTAAAGAAAATTCACCGAAAAATCAAAACTAAATAGAGAATAAACACATGTAACCTATTAACGCAGCACTTAAAAGGAGCTGATTGCTATGAAGAAAATATTATTTAAACGAAAAGGAGAATTAATTAATGAACAGAACCGTAACAATTACATCAAAGAACCATAAATATGCAAATACATATGGGGGAAATATTTGTGCATCAGATTTTTGCACCGATTATGAGGGAACTCGTAATATTGCAAACAGAATTATAGCTGATTGGAAATTTGATATGCGAAATAAAAAAGAAATGAAGAAGAATTGGAATAAGTTTAGAGGGCTTGCAGATGATAAGATGTGAGTTCTGTGGACAAGTTGGAACACATGACTATAGATGCCCAAATTATATCCCTCCAAAAGCGAAACACTATTGCTGTTATTGTAGTGAAGGTATTTATCAAGGAGAATGTTATTTAGATAATCAAAACGGAGAATATATACATAGGGATTGCATTCCTAATATAGATTGGCTGATAAATTGGTTAGGCTTCAAGGTTGAAGAAATGAATTGGAATTATGAGTAAATAGGAATTTCATTTGGAGAATATATAAGTGGAAGGAGATTTTTATATGAATAAACAATTTAGCGAAGATGACTTGGAATCAATGACTGATTTGATCACAGATTATATTTCAAAGAGAGAATGTTCCGAAGACTTAATCGGCAACAATTATAATTGCATACAATGTGGCAATATAAAAGATTGTTACATGAAAGCAAATTCTCGTTGTAATAGTGAATTTGCTGAAAATATCAATTATGACGGTTATGATTCAGAAGAAGAATTTTGGGAGCAATTATTTGATTAAGGTGGTGATTTATTTATAGATGAGTGAATTTGGAATTAAAATAAAAAATATTGAAGCTGCAACTCTTTATGAATATAATAAAGGACTTCGTGATCATTATGATTATAAAGACGCAATGTTCGTAAATAGCTTATTTAAAGACTTTATGTGTGAGAACAAATTGAAGGTATGGAATGATGAATCTACGAGAGACTTAATATGCTTGGAATTTAATTTTGGTACACGTTCTTATGATGAGGAAATAGCTCATATTAGAAAAATAGCAAAAAATGCAAGAATTGAATATAAAAAGGCAATTAGCTCTGGAAGTAAAAAACTAATAGAACTACAGACGAATAAGAAAAAGAAAATAATAAGTTTATATAATTTTGCTGTTAATCATAAAACAGATTATTTCTCATTATCAGCAGATACAATAAGAGAAGAATTTTATAATAATGGAGTTAATGTAGAATATATTACTCGTAAAAGGAACGGTGATATTATTAAAACAGAAGTTATCCATTATAAAATGTTATATAGAAGTACAGGTAAAGCAAAAAAAGGTACTTGTATGTTTATAAGAGATAAATTGTATAACAAGGCAATTAATTATCTTAGAATGGGAATAAAACTTCCAAAACATAATGCGGATATTGTTGGGATTAGCGCATACTCTTCTCTCGTATGTAGCGGAATTGTTGAAAAAGTTAAAATCAATCCTAAAAATATTTTGGTATTAAAAGATGTTGATAGGTATTTTAACACAAATGTTATTTCTGTTGAAATAGATGAAAATAAACATTGTATTGCGAAAGCTATTAAAGATTATAAATTAAAAAATACGTTATTTGATGGACAGGCTTTAATCGACTCTTCTATTTTTCCAAATTGGGGAAATGGTTATATTCTTCTTAGACATCATTTCTGTAAAATGGCTGCTTTCTGTAGCAACATTCAATTATTTTTCCGTGATTATTTTGGTGATGACTACTATTCTGCCACAGTAAAAGATATGTGGGGAAATGAGCATTATGTAAAAGATATAGAACTTATTACAACTGATAACGCAATGAAATGGATTAAGTATGACGTGTCATATGACTATTGGTGTAATAAAGTTTATGAGAACGACTGTATGTTTGGTATTGTTAAAACTGCTCATCCAAGTAAGCTTGGAAATGTGCAGCGTATGAGCTACCAGATGGTAAATTCTCTTGATGTTGAAATTATGGAAAATGTATGCAAGGAAAGTATTGAATATATCAATAGGTTAAAGACCGATGATGATTTCTTTCTTGATTATTTGAGGAAAAATATTAACTTTTCAAACGATTACGAAGCATTAATTGCTTTATGTGAACAGAATCGAGATTTTCTTAGAAGTTCTTATTTCAGGGATCGTAAAAAGGCAATTATTATGACATATGTTTTAAATTTCAAGAGTGGTAAAGTAATTCAAAATGCAGATAATTTGGTGATAGTTGGTTCACCATATGCAATGTTGCTGTATGGTGCGACTGGTAATCCCTGTGATGTTGACAAAGATGATACATTTTCTGTTGAAGATTTAGCGACTCAATGTTATACCACCAGATTTAATGATAATGAATATCTTGCTGAGTTTAGAAGTCCGTTTAATGGAAAGTATAATCTCGGGTATTTACATAATGTATATAATGACAGATTCAAGAAGTATTTTAAATTTTGTGACCAGATTATTGCTGTAAACATGAATGGTACTGATTTTCAAGACCGTAACAATGGTAGTGACATGGATAGTGATAGTATTTATACTACAAACCAAGCCGACATCGTATTACATGCGAAAAATTGTAAGGAAAAATATTTAACCATTGTAAATAATATTCCTAAAGATTCAAATGTATATGATAGCACTATGAAAGATTTTGCGAGATTGGATAATAAATTAGCAGCTTCACAATTAGATATAGGCGAATCAAGTAATCTTGCGCAACTTGCTCAGACTTATGATTGTACGTTTGATGAACAGAAATATAAAGATTATGTTTGTATACTCAGTGTATTAGCTCAGATCGCTATAGATTCAGCAAAACGTCTTTTTGATGTTGATGTTGGTTCTGAAATAAAGCGTATAAAAAAAGATATGGATGTTGAAAATAACAAATATCCTGCTTTCTGGAAAGTTATTAGAAGAGATTTTAAAGAAAAAAATATCAATTATAATCTTGTTTGTCCTATGAATTATCTTTATAATCTAAAACTCGACCAATTCAGGTCAAATGAATCTACAATTCCAATCCAATATTTTTTCAAGAAATTTGAGATAGAAAAGAACAGAAAAACATGTAAAAAAGTTGAAGAAATAATAGAAATGTATATGAACAAATATTATTCTACTATTAGCTCTGAAAATGAAGATTCCTATTTTCTTTTAAAAATGGATTTTGATAATATGATTCAGGATATAAAAAAAGTTTATGTATCTAAGAATTATATTGGATTATTTAGTTGGTTGATTGATAGAGCTTTCTGTGTTTCTATTTCTCAAAAGCAAAATCAGTATAAGTTAAAATCAAAAATCAAGAAAAGAAAATCTATTTTAATCAAGGCATTATATGATATCAATAGTGCAAATTTGCTAAAATGTTTCTCGGAAAATTATTAATTTTGTTCAAAAATAGTGTTTTTTAGGGACACCTAGACAATTTTAATGTTCCGAAACCATTGATTTTAGTGCATTTTTAACAACTTCGTTAAGTTGTATAATGAGGAGAAAGGATTTTTCTTTATCTTAGTACCTCTCCGCTTACATGCAAATGCGGAATATAAATAAGCAACGATCGTTTTATAAAAAAATACTAAGCCCTCTTAATTGAGGGCTATGCCGAAAGGCTAAAACAATGAAATCAGCCTTTCTTAGCTGATAAAACAGAGAATATATAATTGTTGAGAGACATTATAATATTTCGTCTAACATATGGCTATAAGTTAGTTGCTGTGATGCCATGTGAAAAAACTTGTGCATGTGTGATAAAACCAGTTAAGTTCAGCAAGCGAGACTGTACCATGCATTTCTGTGGAAGATATATAGGAATCAAACCTATGGGGAACGATTCGAGGCGTTTTCAAACAGAACAATTATAAAAAATATTTCTAAGATTGGTATATATTCATATTGTATCTCATCTTCTTATTCGGTGGCTATGCTACAGTTCTTGTAGTATGGTTGCCGATTTTCTCTTTGAGTGTGTAGCTCAGTTGGTAGAGCATTCGACTTTTAATCGAAGGGTCGTGGGTTCAAATCCCACCACACTCACTCACTTCTGCTATTCAGCAGGAAATAAATCAAAGGATGTGAAAATTATTAAACAGATTTCTAAAAGTGAAATTATAAAATTATTATCCGAAGGTGTAATCCGCAATACCAAACGAGGATATGTAGACCACAGAGGCGAACAGGTCGGCTACTATCGTACCAAAGGTGTTGCAAGAAAACGTTACATCGAAGATAAATATGTTAAGTAGGTTCTGCCTATGAAAAATAGAATCGAATATAAGGGTTTCTATATAGACAAGACCGAAAATGGCTATCGTATTAGCAGAAAAGAAGATACAGAAAAGCATACTCATCTCTCAAATCTTAATCCATCATATAGGCTTATAGACAATGTACTATCAAATAAAATTCCTACTCGTTGTGGATGTTATTATTTGGAGTCACATATTCGTTTAAGCTATGATGAAAATTATATTAGGAAGATTTGTGAGTATATTGAAGTAAAACAGAATAAAACGAAACAAATGTATTATAATCCTGGCAGAAAGCGTTCTGGTGGGAATTTTTAATTTTATGGAGGAAAAGGAATTATGGCAGCTAGTAAATTAAAATTTACAAGAACAACTACAGATAAGTTGACAGTAAAGGCAGGTACACTCTCAGAGGATTGTACTACTATTACATATACTGATGAAAATGATATGGAGCAGGAAGTAAAAGTAGCCGATCTGCTTACATCATTTAAGAATCAGGTAATTGATTTTACTGTTGCATTAAAGACAGATGAGGAGCTGGATGTTCCGTCTGATGAAGAATAGAGAGTTGGTGACTGATTGTTTAATATTGAAAAATTCAAAGAAGAACTTTCAAAATATGGACTAACTCTTGAAACATATGACAAGATTATCGCAGATATTGATTCAAAAATAGATGGCGAGAATGACTATGATTGGTCAGAAATCAAGGATAAATATGGAATTAACTGCAATTCAGATACTATTCGTAAGTCATCTTCTACCCCATTTGGCGGTAAGATGAGAAGTGAATATGAAAAGTATAGGATCGGATTGGATAAAACAGAGAATAATTCTGATAGTGAGCTGGATGTAAAGATTCAGGAACTTCGTAAGGAACGAATCAAATTACAGACAAGTAATGTAGAAAGATCGAGAATTGACAGAGCTGAAGCACGTCAGGAAATGTATTATGAATATGTGGGTAATGTAGTTCAATCGCTCACACCGCCAGAATTTCATCCAATCGAGGATAATGTTCATCACGAAATTAATTATCTAGTGGGGTTAGCGGATGTCCATTATGGAGCTACTTATTGCAGTGTCAATAACGAATATTCACCAGAGGAAGCAAAAAGACGATTTGAATATTTAACTTACAGATTGATCCATTTTGTACAAGATAAGCATATTACAACATTAACAATTGTTTCGTTAGGTGATCTAATCCAAGGCGTTTTGAGACTTAGTGACTTGAAAATTAACGACAGTTCAATTGTAAAGGCTACGGTGGAAATCTGTCGATTAATTGCAAATATGCTTAATGAATTATCTGCATATACAAAAATTGCATATTATCATACTCCATCTGCTAATCATACTCAACTTAGAGTATTAAATGCCAAAGCATCAGAACTTGCAGATGAAGATTTGGAATATTTAATGGGCAATTACATTAAAGATTTATGTGCAAATAATGAGAGAATTGCTGTTCATTTAGCAAAAGAAGGTAATGACTTTATAGAAGTTTATATACCTGGTAACGAAATTATTGCTATGCATGGTCATCAATTGAAAAATATTGAAAATGCTATTAAAGACATAAGTATTTTACATAAAAAGTTCTATGATACAGTGCTTTTAGGACACTATCATTCTGGCAAGGAAATTCCATCTCATGAGGGAATACTTGGTGATGCAGAAGTTCTTATCAGTCCATCTTTTGTTGGTTCTGATCCGTATAGTGATAAGTTATGTAAAGGAAGTAAGGCTTGTGTCAAGGTTTATGGTTTTGACAAATTATTTGGACATACAGAGACATATAAAATTATTTTGAATTAAGTATTCTGAAAGAGAAATCAATCAGATAGAGGCTACAGGTTCATAACCAGTCAACTATTTTTTGATACTTGACGAACAATTGTATATTGATGAATTACTAATTTCTTCGGTTGACGAGTGCATGGGATGGTTCATTAAATGTAGTCAAATTTGTGATGACACAGGGCGAGCTACAACCGAAAATTATAGACCAGAACTCGACTGGCATTAATAAACGAGAATAACTTCGGTTAAATCTCCTCTATTCCTACAGGAGAATAAACACAGCGAGGAAGGATACTGACATACATACATCAGAGGCTCGCAATTATCCAGAAATTGCTACGAGGGAGTAGACTATATTGCTACTACCCTCTTTTTGTATTATAAAAATTAAAATATTAAGGAAGAAAAAAGGAGAAAATTATTATGACAAAAGCAGAACTTATTAAAGGAATTCAGGAAGAAGTATCTATTAACATCCCACAGAAAGATTTAGCAGAGATTTTAGAGGCACAGGCAAAAGTTGTTGCAAACGAAGTAAAAGCAGGTGGAGAAGTTACAATTCCTGGTGTTTGCAAAGTAAAATCTAAAATTGTTCCTGAAAGAACTGGTACTGTAATGCTTGGTACAAATAAAGGTTCTAAATGGGTTAAGCCAGAACACAAAGAAGCTTGTGTAAAAATTGTATCTAGCTTGAAAAATATTTTTGCTTAATTGATTGGTGGTGAAAATATTGAAGATTTTACATTTTGATGATTATGAAGATCTTGTAATAACTGTTTCTGAAAAATACGATGAAGTTAAGAAAAATGATGATTTAGATTCTATTGATGTTGTTGGGAAATACGAAGACATCAAAGAAATTATGGCTAATCTTATTACTTTTGGATATGGTATTGCTTTAATTACAGATTTTGCATATCCGTCATGGGATAATTATGAAGATGAATTTATTTTATCTATAAATGATAATGAAGTATGGTGTGAGCCTGCAAAAGAGATAATGGTTATATTTATTCAGAAGCAAAAGCTGTTTATCTTTTAGATGATTGCAATTCAAAGATTATTTCACAGATTGAAGCTGACGAGATTTATGAAGTAGCAATCGGTGGTTGTGATGACGAATGTGATAATTGCGCTTGTATGAGTGGTACAGATGATACTTATGTCCATTTATCGAATGACGAGGATGGAAATACTCATGGATTTACAGCGAGTAAGTCTGATGGAAGTTCGTATGTAAGTTATTCTTATTATACGAGTGATGAATTGACTGAGAATGATATTCAGAAGATGTTAAAGGCTTTTGGATTTTAATATTTGATTTTTAGAGTGTGTGGTTTATGCTGCGCACTCTTTTTGTTATGGGTAAATAAACAACTACGGAGATTGGCGAAACTGTAAATTTCGTGGCTTCGGCATCGAGTGGGTTCGACTCCCTCTTTACCCACTTTTGATGTTTCTGTGAATGGAAACAGAGAATAAATATATGTACCCATGATCGGTTTCATAGCTGATTGTGGGATTTGGAATGGGACTGTCAGAAGTCATGAGCTGACAGAGTAGAGTCACCTACCTCTCTCCCATTCTATTTTTATGTATTGGAGTAGGTGAGAAAGTAGGAAAGTTATGATAAAGGATAATCATGGGTATAATCAATATACCAAAGAAGAAATTATTGAATTGGCACAAAATTGGTTTGATAAACATGGTAGGCTTGTACAACGAGATTTAAAACATGCTAATGGTCTTCCATCTTCTTGCCAAGTGACGAAACATTTTGGAACATTACAGAATTTATTAAAAGAAGCTTGTATTCAATCAACTACCAATTCAAATCTATTCAACAGAGAACGGCTATCAGATGAAGAAATGTTGGAAAATTATAAGAAGTTCGTTGAAGAACATTTGAAAACACATATGTTTTTACCGACAAATGATGATTTAGATAGGTGTCAATCAATTCAGTGTACATCAGTATATATTAGTAGATTTGGCTCATTTAACAATGTGAATAAACTTATTGGATATGAAGGATATAATAATAAAGTCTTAGAAGAAGATATGATTTCCAAATATAAAAGAGCTTGCAAAGAATATGGAACTGTATTATCTAGCAGAGAGATAACAAAAATATTCAAAGCTACAAATAATTATATTTATTCAACAGAAGCATATCTTAATCATTTTGGTACATTACATAATTTACAAGAATTATGTGGTTTTGATAAAACACGACCAGGTATGGGTGTTACGAGAGAAGAACTTATTGAGAAATTACAATGGCTAGGCAATGTTTTAGGTCGTAGACCAGTTGAGTCTGATTTAAAACTGTACAAAAGAATGCCATCTGATAAAGCATATTTTAAAGAGTTTGGAAGTTTTAGAAAAGCACTTAATGAAGCAGGGTTTGAAAAACAAAAAATATATGAAACAAAAAACGGCACAAAATGTCGTTCTACGTATGAGTTAAAATTAGCTCAAGTCTTAGAATCTTATAATATATCATTTGAAAACGAAGTTCTTTATAAAGATGTAATTCCAAATTTTAAGCGAAAATATAGATTTGATTTTGTCGTAGAGTTAAACAATCGCAAATATTATATTGAATTATTTGGTATTGAAGGTAATGAGTTATATGAAAAGCGAAAGCAGGAAAAGATTCAAATTTGCGAAGAAAACAATATCCCATTAATTCAATTATATCAAAGTGATATATATTCAAAAACTAATCAAGAAATTTATGAAACATTATTTAATTATATAGAAGATTTGAAAGAAGTGGCGTAACTACTATTGTTATTTCACTTCTTTTTTGTTTGAAAGGAAGTGAGATTTTTGGGAAATAGAGGTCGAATATATCATAATTTTTATACTCCTGAATTATGGGAACAAGTTAATAAAGAAAATAAACGAATAATGGATGATTTTCTTCAAGAATACAAACAACGAAAAATGAGTAAAGGTACGATATCAGGATATCACAATGATCTACGGATTATTATGATTTACATACTCAAGGAGTTAGACAATCGTTGTGTTCTCGAATTAAAGAAGAAGGATTTTCGTAATTTGAGTTTGTATTTTACAGAAGAATGTGAAATGTCAGCAGCAAGAACAAATAGACTTAAAAGTTCTATTAACAGTTTGCTTACATTCTGTGAAGATGATGATGACTATGAATATGAGGTCAATTATGCCAAAAAAGTTCGTGGTATTCCAAAATCTCGTGTAAAAGACGATGATGATGATTTTTTCTTTACATATGATGAATTTATTAAAGTTCGTGATATTTTAGTATCACAAGAAAAGTGGCAACTAGCCGTATTGTGGAGCATAGGTTTTGATTCTGCTGGCAGAAAAAACGAGTTGTTTCAGATACAAAAACATGGATTATTGGATGGAAATAAAACGAATGTTGTTATTGGTAAACGAGGTAAGAAGTTTCCTCTTGTATATTTAGATGATACTAAAGAATTGATTAGAAAATATTTAGAATGGCGTGGAGACGATGATATTGATTCATTATGGATTAAAGGTTCTGGTGATCACAAACAACCTATTGCTGATTCTAGTGTACTCTACGACAGAATTGTAAGTATTTCTAAAATACTTTCTGAAGTGCGTGGCGAGCCATGTAATATATTTACACATACGATGCGCCATTCTAGGTTAGAGTGTCTTTCACAAGGAACAGATATGCGATTACTTGATGAGAATGGAAATCCTAAAAAGTTTCCATGGGACCGTTTCAAGTTTTGTGTAAACGTTAAAAACTGA